AGATGAGTTTTTTGCTGGGATGAGATTTATTGAGGAATATGGCAAAAGATGTGTTGATGAATTAAATGAAATAAATGATTGGGAAGAGTATGAGGATGTTAAAGAATCATGGGGTTATGCAAATTGGCATAAATCATTAAGAGTGAGTTACCCAAATATAAATGATAACTAAAGAAGATATTAACCAAATAAAAGAAAGTATGGGAGATATGACAAAACAATTTACCGAGGCTAACTACACCATTAGTTTCATCAACGGACAGCCTGGATTAGTCGTGAGATGCGATGAACCAGCAGAACTAGAAGGAATGGTAGAAGCAATCAAGCCTTATTTCAAGAAGTTTAAAGAAGCAGTAGAGACAAAGGCAGTAGAGAGCGGCCTTACAGCCAAGTGCAAAACCTGTGACGCTATGATGGTCAAGAGATCAGGCACAAGCGCAAGTGGGAAACCCTGGAACGCTCTAATGTGCCCTAACTCAAAGAAAGGCGAACCAGGTCATGAGCCGGTTTGGTTGTAATATGACACATTTTTTAGCACAAGAATTTTATAAAGCATTGGGAGATAAGAGTACCAACTCTAGATCAATCTATTACTTCATGGCGAGATACGACGTTGGTTACATTGTAGAGAGATCTGGAACTAGACTTTACTCACTAAGCGACTGGAACAAGAAGGTTCCTGAACTGTATAAGATTGAGCAGAAAGATATAGTTGACAACCGTAAAGATACTAAGTAATATTAATATAGCCTATTGAGACAGCGACTAGGACCATAGATACACGGTGGCACCAACGGGTTAGAGAGAACCAAATGAAACACATCATCATTTCAGCATTAATAGGAATCCTAGTAGTACTATCCTTCATTGGATACACAGAAAGCCTAAAAGAACACGCTAGAGAGGCCCACGCACAACAAGTAGAACTCATCAACGAAGTAGCAGAAACATGCGGCACTAAACCTAACAAGTTCTTCATTCAAAATGGAGGCTTCTGGGTAGAGTGCGGTACAGAATTAAAGGAAGGCTACGATGGGAATTAAACTCAAGGATGAGATGACAGTGAAGGATTTGATGGAGATATTTAAAGTATCTAGAACAACCATTGGTAAGTGGGTAAAGAAGTTTGAGTTAAAGGGAGAGAAAAGAAACATAAAAGGCTATTCGCTTTGGATATTCACTAGAGAACAAGTAGAAAGTTATTTAAAGGAGAAAAATGCTTAAAATCTTTGAGAGAATCTTAACTAAGTTTCACTGCTGGAGTTGTCCGGTATGTTTTGAGAACAGATTTAAGAACCCCAGGGGAGTTTCCATACACATAGGTAAAACAAAAGACAAAAATCATATCAAGGCAAGAATAAAATCATGGCGTACATGAAGAGTGAACAGACTAGCAAGACAATGAGATCACATAGGACCTGTTCTAAGTGTAAGAAGAACAGAATGATTAAGTTCTACTGTAAACCTACAGCACTTATCTGCAACGACTGTAAGCGTAAGGCAAAGAGAGTAAAGAAACAAAGTAGTCCAGGCAAGATAAGAGAGAAGAAGGACAAGGTGTGGAGTCAGACAATAAAAGAGAGATCTGCCTGGAAGTGTGAATATTGTGGCAACGAGAAGTATCTACACGCTCATCATATCTACACACGCAACAACCACCAGATTAGATGGGATATGGACAACGGCATAGCCCTTTGCGGCGGACATCACACCATGAGTAGTAAGTTCTCAGCTCACAAGACACCTCTAGAGTTCATAGAATGGATCAAGGAGAAGCGCGGATTAAAGTGGTATGAGAGATTAAGAAGTAAAGCAAGGAAAGTAAAGTGAAGACTATCAGAACACAAGCGCAAATTACTAGTCTTTCAAGCAGAGCCGACGGCTCTCTTAGGCTATCAATAGTAACCCCAGAGCTAAGCTCAGAGGAGAAGGTGGCTGTAATGGAATTACAGAATCAACTCATTATTGCACTGCTTACTCCTGAAGAGTTTCAGACGGAGGAAATGGTCATAGACAAGGATTTAGACGGCAAGAGTCCATCTAACAGGCTTAGGAACGTACTATTTGTATGGTTTAAGAAATTGCAAGAAAAAGAACAGACTAAAGACGATTTTAGCCTATGGTATCGCAATAAAATTGAGTCTATAATAGATAGTATCAAGATAAAGATAGAGGACTTAGAATGAGTGAAAAAGAAAGAATCCAAGCCAACATAGAAGCTGAAAGAGAGAGACTAATTAAAGAGCTAGAGGCTAACATTGAAGCACAGAGAGTCAAACCAGAAGAAGATGATGAATGGCCCTACGACGACGATCTGTGGTTACAATTAGTAAGTCAGGGAGCAATGTAATGTTAGGACGTATTCTAACCTTACTAGCATTAGCCTTATTAGCCATGATTTTACTAATGTGGATGAACATATTATTACAGGGTGGAGTAACTCCCTGGTAAAAGAAAGGATAAATAACATTATGAAAACGACACCAGAATTGATAGAACTATATACAGTTTGCACTCAATTAGCGATGAAGCAAAATCAAACTGTAGGAGAAAAAAACGACTACTACGTTACGTTAGAACAAATAGAATGGATTATTAAAACTGATAAACCTATAAACAAGTAAATAAACATTAAAGAGAAAGGGTAGTGGGATGAAGAAAATAAAATCAGATAGTGGTTATTTAGGACATAGATACATTTGTATTAAATGTCATGGTGAGGTCAATTTCTCAGATAAATACTGTAAGTGGTGTGGCAAGAAACTAACTAAAAAGGAATAATCTATATGAAGAAGATACAAGCCCAAGAACGCAAGAGAATAATGGATAAGGTGGAGAAAATAGATACTTATTCTCATTATGGGTCGGCATCTGGTGGAGTAGTTAAAGAAAAGATATCAGAAGCTATTACTAACCAAACGGAGGAGGAATTATGAGTTTAATAAAACACGCAAAAAGAGAATTGGAGCTAGCTGGTCTTTTTGATAAAGACAGCGATTATGATGGAGAGATTGGCAAAGCTGTAATGCAACTGATTAGAGTTTTTTCTAAGCAAGGTCATTCTGGTTTTTCAGCAGGAATGACTCTAAGTATTTTTAATAAAGTTGCAAGCTATAAAACACTAACTCCTATTACTGGAAACCCAGAGGAATGGATGAATGTTAGTGAAGTAAGTGGTGAACCAATGTGGCAATCAACTAGATGTCCTAGTGTATTTTCCAAAGACGGATTAAAAACTTGGTATGACCTAGATGCACCTAAAAAGAAATGGTATCAATTCTGGAAATAATTTAAGGACTAACTAAAACAACTATGACTAAAATAGACAAAGACTATCCAATATTCATTGCCTCACTTCGTTACAAGGATGAGATAAGAAGTCAGATAGAAGAAATGGGATTAAGCAACAGGATTATATGAAGCCAGAATACTTAATAGCACTTATGTTTATCTTTGTAGCGGCTTGGGCTATACTAGGAACAATCATAATTACACTAATGTTATTTAGAATAATATAATGCACAAACTAAGCCCCAAACAAGTCAGGCCAGGATACGACAAGGGATTTATAGATGGATACAACCAAGCAGTAGATGATCACTTAATAGAAAGAGGAGCCATGATTGGAGTAATCGGACATTCAGGGGTAGTTGGTAAAGCAATTTATAACGCTTTTCCTGGGTCTATTGGCCTAAGTTCTAAAGAGGGAAGCTATGAAGAAATGGCTAAAGCTGACATAGTGTTTATGGCAGTACCCACTCCAAGCAAGAAGGACGGCAGTATTAACATGGACATCCTTTACAGCTGCATGGATGAAATGCAGAAGCACAAGACTAAGGAACAAATAGTAGTAGTTAAGTCTACAGTAGTACCAGGAACCAACAAATACCTTACAAGCAATTACGACTTTGAGTTTGTATCATCCCCTGAATTCTTAACAGAACTAAACGCAGAGACAGACTTCTTAACTCCCGATAGGGTAGTAATAGGAGCTAACTCTAAAGAGGCATTTGATAAGGTAATAGATTCGTACAGCAAGATTCTCCCCGATGGAACACAGATAGTTAGATGCAAACCAATAGAAGCAGAGCTAATTAAGTACTACGCCAACTGTTTCCTAGCAATGAAGGTAATCTACGCTAACGAGGCTAAGACACTTTGTGATGAAGTAGGAGCTGACTACGACAAGGTCAAACTAGGTGTGTCATTAGATAGTAGAATCGGTGATTCACATCTAAGCGTAACAGAAAAAGGTGGATACAGCGGCATGTGTTTCCCTAAAGATACTAAGGGATTCTCAGACTATTCAAAGAAAATAGGAATCAAACAAGAACTAATAGAGACTATGGTAAAACTAAACAAAGAGATACGAGAGAAATAAATATGGTATAGTGGGATATATGGCGGAAAAGAAAGATTTTAGTAAAGTATTGTCTCTTTTTAACTGGAAAGACAACCCCAGAGCTATTAAGCAAGACAGGTTTGAGGAGTTAAAGAATCGCATTAAGCGTCATGGCCAGATTAAACCCCTAATAATTACAGAAGAAGGTGAGGTACTAGGTGGCAATATGCGACTTAAAGCCTTTCAGGAACTAGGCATAGAAGAAGCCTGGGTAAGTGTAGTACATCCAAAGAATGAGGCAGAGAAGATTGAGATAGCACTCACTGACAATGAGGAGATGGGATACTACGAGGATCAAGCTCTTGCAGAGCTAATTGATAAATACAAAGACGATATAGACTTAACTAAGTACAGCGTACATCTATCACAGCCTAAGAGTTTAGATGAGATACTTAAAGAGTTTTCACCAGACATCAAAGATAGTTATAGTTTAAAAGATATTTTTATTATCCCCCCATTTAGTGTGCTAGACGCTAGGCTTGGAGATTGGCAGGACAGAAAAAAAGACTGGCTAAGCATAGGTATAAAAAGTGAATTGGGTAGAGAAAAAAATATAATGAAAGCTACTAAAGCCCCTTCGTATCAGTCTGGCACTAATACCCACATTGCACCATCAACATCAGTTTTTGACCCTGTTTTATGTGAAATAAGTTATAAATGGTTTAACGTTAAGGGAGGTAGTGTACTAGACCCATTTTCAGGCGGTAGTGTTAGGGGTGTAGTAGCTGAAAAACTTGGTTACAAATACACAGGCATTGAGTTAAGTAAGGATCAGGTTGAAGCAAACAGGGTACAAGCAAAAGATATTGGAGTAAGTCCTACGTGGATACAAGGTGATAGCAACGCTGAATTAGACAAAATAGATGATAAGTATGACATGGTTTTTAGTTGTCCTCCCTATGAGGATTTAGAAGTATATAGTGATGACCCCGCAGACATTAGCAACATGAGCCATGATGATTTCAACCAGGCATACAAAAGCATAATTAAAAAGGCAGTTAGTAAGCTAAAAGATGATGGCTTTGTGGTGTGGGTAGTGGGTGAGGTTAGGGGTAAAAAGGGCTTTTATAACCTACTAATACCAAACACAGTTAAATTTTTTGAGGAGGCTGGTGCGAATTTTTATAATGAAGTTGTTTTAGTTACGGCCAACGGAACAGCGGGTATGAGAGCCAAGAGATCTTTTCAATCTGGCAGAAAAGTAGTTAAGACACACCAAAACGTATTAGTTTTCTATAAAGGAGATCCAAAAAAGATTAAGGGCAAGTTTGGTGATGTTGATGTTGATGAACTGCCTATTGATTAGTGTATGCGATAGTGTATACTCGTTAGCATGTACACACTACAAGAAGCAAAACACAAACTGGGCTACGCTAACAGCTCATATATTAGAAAGTTGATAGCAGCTAAAAAGGTTAGGGCAATAAAAAAGGGCAATACCTGGATTATTACTCAAGACGAAATGAACAGACTAATGGCACTAAGAGCCGAAAGATTTAATTAAGTAATCGGTAATTAAACGGTATGGCAAAGAAAAACAGCGGACAGTTCAAACCAGGCAACAATGCAAATCCAAATGGTCGCCCTAAGAAGGGCTACTCTATTACTGAATGGTTTAAGGAGATGTTAAACTCTAAACCAGAAGTTAAAGATGCTATTGGTAAAAGCATATTAAAAAAAGCATTAGAGGGCGACCAATCAGCTCAAAGAATGGTGTGGAATTATATGGATGGTATGCCTAAGCAAGAAGCAGACGTAACAATTAAAGACATCAGGGGTCTAGTGGATGTTAAATGACAATAGCAAGATCAGACTGGCAGAAGAAGGTTTGGGAAGATACTCATAGATACTTAGTTATTAATTGTGGTCGTAGGGCTGGGAAAAGCACCATCGCCTCACTTCGCATGCTTTGGTTTGCTAGTGAGAATGAGAAAACAACCGTTTGGTATATAGCTCCTACATACAAACAGGCTAAATCTATTATGTGGTCAATGCTTATAGAGTTAATTCCAGAGCAGGTTATTAAGAAGAAGAACGAAACAGAGCTAGTGTTTAAGCTAATAAATGGAAGCGAGATACACTTAAAGGGCGCAGACAACCCAGACTCCCTTAGGGGTGTGAGAATAGACTTCTGTATCTTTGATGAGGCAGCGTTTATAGATAAGTGGGATGAGGTGTGGAAGGTTACTAGGCCAACGCTAATGGATAGTAAGGCTGACGTATGGTTTATCAGTACACCCAACGGATTCAATCACTTTAAAGAACTCTATGAGAGAGTAGATGATGACTGGCAATCATTTCACTTTACTACTTACGACAACCCACACATTCCAGAAGAAGAAATATACCAGTCTAAGGTAGAGATGGATGAAGACTCATTTGCTCAGGAAATACTTGGTGAGTTTAAGAAGATGAGTGGATTGGTGTATAAGTCGTTTAGACGTAACCTACACATGGTAGATATCCCTAAGCTAGATGAAGGATGGAACTACACAAGGGCCATTGACTTTGGGTTTAATCATAAGACTGCAATAGGATACTTTGCCATTAACAGCGTAGGTAATTTAATCTACATGTACGACGGTCTATACCAACCAGGACTAACCATGCAAGAGACAGCAGACATAGTTAAGATCAAGGATGCTGGTAAGGTAATAGCCAACGCAATAGCCGATAGTGCTCAACCCCTATATTTAGAAGAACTTTCACGTGAAGGAGTACACTTCAATCCTGTAGTTAAAGGACCAGACAGTGTTCAAATGGGAATCACTAAGGTAGCAGAACTGTTAAAGGTAAGACACGATACTGGTAAGCCAACACTGATGTTTAATAAGAACTTAACATGGGTAGCAGATGAGTTTGAGAAGTATCGCTGGATGGAGAATAAGACACAGGGTGTTATTAAGAACGTACCCCTAAAAAGAGAAGATGACGCCATGGATATGATTAGATACTTTGCTATGAACTACATGGGTGGAGGCAAGAGAGAATACCGACAATCATCTAGGCCACGCTTGACATACGGCAGGGTTAGATGATATTTTAATGTAAACGGCGGAGCCGTCACCCAAAGAGGTGATATGGCAAGAAAAAGCAAAGCAAGGTCCAACGAGACTTTAGCAAAAGAGATAGTTAACAAATACACTCATTCCCTAACCTGGAGACAACCTTTCAAAGAGAAATGGGATCGGTTTTATAAAATGTACCGATCTTACTTGGATGACACCAATTACCCTTGGCAGTCTAATGTTTGGGTTCCTTATTCATTTTCAACTGTAGAGACCTTAGCACCTAGAATGGTGGCAAGGCGTCCTCAGATTGATGTAATGCCTCGTGAGGCAGCGGATGAAGAGTATGCTGAAATTCAATCTAAGTTAATTGACTTTGAGTGGGAAGCTATGAACGCTGATGACATTATGGAAGACGCAGTTAAGTCTCAGTTAATGTATGGCACAGCTATCATCAAGGTCTTTTGGAAAACAGAGACGGCTGAAGTCGTTAAGAAAGAACCAGTAGATGAAACCTTCCCAGAACTAGGAATCGTAGAAGAAGAAGTTGAAGAGACAACTTTTGACGGACCAGAGATTGAGCTGATTGACCTTTATGACTTCTTTTGGGATCCACGAGCTATTGATATAGAATCATCTCGTTGGGTTGCACACAGAATGTACAGAGGGCTTGATCACTTAAAAGAGTTACAAAAACAAGGTGTTTATAAGAATATCTCTCTCTTAGAGAATGCAGCTATAGTATCTGATGATGACCAGAAGGCTCAACGCAGAGGAGTATTGGGCGTTGCTGTTCCAGATTCTCTAGAAGCCAATGAAGAGGGTAAGCAGATGATAGAGTTAATTGAGTACTGGGAGAACGACAGAGTAGTCACAGTTGCCAATAGATCTATCGTTGTTAGAGATGAACCAAACCCCTATAGACACGGCAAGAAGCCGTTTGTAAGGATTGTGGATCAATCAGTTCCTCACGAGTTCTTAGGCATTGGTGAACTAGAACCTATTGAAACACTACAGTATGAGCTTAATGACCGTCGCAATCAGAGAATGGATAACATTACCCTAGCTCTTAACAGAATGTGGAAGGTTAAGAACGGAGCCAATGTAGATGAGGATGAGTTAGTAAGTGATGCGGGTGGTGTTGTACATACAGACGACATTAATGGTGTAGAGCCTTTAATAATGCCTGATGTTACCGGATCAAGCTACAACGAAGAGACTTTAATCAAGGGCGATATTCAACAAACCACAGGAGTCTCAGACTTCACTCGTGGAGTTGGATCTGATGCACTAGCTAATGATACCGCTACTGGTATCTCACTCATTCAAGAAGCAGGAAACGCTAGATTTAGACTAAAGATTAGAAACCTTGAGTACGGCATTGAAGAGATTGGTCGCATGATGGTCTCTCTAAACGAACAGTTCCTCACTGAGGAAAAAGTAATTCGTATTATGGGAGACGAAGGATTTGAGTGGACAACAATTAAACCAGATGATCTGAGAGGAAATTTTGATGTAATGGTACAAAGCGGTTCTACACTTCCAAGCAATGAAGCTGTAGAGCGTAAGCAAACTATGGAGATGTTCCAGATATTTGCAGGTGATCCCGAAGTTAATCAACGTGAATTAAAGAAAAGGGTTTTAGAGACCTTTGGTATTAAGAATCTTGATAAACTTTTAACACCTGGCACTGGAGAAGCTCCGCTAGAACAACCATTACCCAGCTTGGCGGAGGCTCCAGCCCCAGGACCAGGACAACTAGACCAGCAAGGGATTTTACAAAGCGCATTAGCTCCTGAAAGGGTTTAAATGAGTGACTTTGCGTTTAGGCAGGCATTGCAAACAAATCAACCATCTGGAGAAAGTATTGAGTCTAAAGTAAGGACTACATCAGAAGGAGTGGACTTTGGAGTTAATGAATCAAAAGAGGATGTTCCATTCTCTGACTATGAACAGGTGGCAGGACAACCACTCGTAGCAGAGTTCTTTGGACTAGGTCAGGAGTACAACCTAAACCAAAGCAATACTAAATCAAAGATAGATGAGGTAACCGGCTTTGTTAACAAGTTTATAGAAGATGGTAGGTTAGAGAATAATGCAGAAACGGGTAAGATGATTATAAGTAAGCTATTAGAAGGACTCGGAGAACCAAACGAAGAGCGTGGAGTAAGGCTTGATAGGCTTTATCACTTTGTAATGGCAAAAAGGAAACATGGCTAGCGATCACAAATCAGAATACACAGTTCAGAACTTAGCTAATTATTCAGCCGATAAAACAGTTGATCCACCCCTATGGACAAAGGGAGCAATGTATTGGGACGGTGCAGCTTGGGTAAGACAAGACAACGTTCTAGCTGCTGGAACTAATACCATTGGTAAGGTTTATGTAACTGATGGAACGGATGATGCGGATGTAGTGTCTAATTCAGGATCTACTGATAATTTAGATGGAACTAATGGACTGGTTACAGCAGCAGCTCTTTATGGAAGAGTTGGTGATACTTCTGTCAAGCCAATTAAGCAAGACGGATCAACACACTCATTGTGTACTATTGACTATGAACATTGTGAGGTTCACTCGGGAAGCCATTATGAAACTAGAATAAACAAGGATATGCCTAATGGTGGAACTTTTGGAATAGCTTTTACAACTCCAAATACAACAAAGTGGCCACATATGATTTTTGCAGTAGATGTTGAATTAGAGGCAGATATTATTCTTTATGAGAATGTAACTTCATGGACTGGTGGAACTGCAATTACTCCACTTAATTCAAACAGAAATTCTGGCAACACATCAGGAATTACAGACATGGTGTTTGATCCAACCATGACCCTTGGTACTCCAATTACTTTAGGTCATTCCGTAATAGGCTCTGGTAAAAAAGTAGGTGGAATGGGTAGGTCTGCTGAAGAATTTGTATTAAAACAAAACACTACCTATTATTTTTTAGCATCAAATCAGGTTGCTGGTTCAGCCAATGAATGTAATTTCAATTTAACCTGGTACGAACATACAGATAAAGATTAATATGAAAACAGCAAAAGAAATCCGTGATGCCAAGAGCCGGATAATACATCAAGGCAAATTAGTTGCCGAACTAGAATTGCATGAAGGATACAAGCTCCTAGAGAGTAAATTAGATATCCTTTGTGAGGATGCAAAAGAATCAGTCTTAGCATCTGAATCCTTTGAGGACTTCCGCTATAGACGGGGGTACTTAGATGGAATTAATGCTCTTATGCAGGAGGTTGACACGATCATCTCCAAAGGCAAGAAACAAGAGCAGCTAATTAAAAAGTAAATAAGTTGTAGGTTACAAGCAGCAAGGCAGCTCTCTTTCTTAATTGACTGTTCCGTCTGTTTCCTTATATACGCACAAAGCTAGTTGCTTTGTTGCTCGTAGCTTACAACGGTTAAAGGAGACTTATGTCTAAACCAAAAACCGACGCAGCCTCCAGTGAAGTTAAGGGTGGGAGTGCGGAATTATCCAACAACCCCGAATTACTAAAACTGGAACAAGCAGTGAAAGCTGAGGCTGGTACGGCTAAATCACCTGAAACTTCTTCCGAAGAGAAGGAGGTTCTTGAAGCCCCAGAACACGGACAAGCATTTCAAGAGCTTTCAGAGAAGAAAGGCTTTAAAAGCGTTGATGAACTCGTAAGGGCTTATCAAACAACCGAAGGATATTCTACTCAACTGTCGCAAGAGATGAAGGAACTTCGTGAAGAGATAAAGCAGTCAAATGCTCCTCAGTCTGAAGATCCATACGGCGACTTACCGCAAGAGCAGAAACAAGCTCTAGACCTTTTGCGTAACGTCGTAAATGAAGAGATACAAAAAAGTATCTCACCAATTAAGGAAGATTTTGAAGTCAAGAAGGCATCCGAACAGCTTAACGCTATTCGCGATTCTTTTAAAGGCGTTTCTGACGCTGATCTTGATGCTGCAATCTCTCGTAAAGAGAGCATTCCGGGTTTATCCCTGGAAGAAGCAGTTAAAATCGTAACTTATGAGGCTGCTCGTAGTGACGGAACTACTCAAAGGAAGAGAGCTGCAAAGACAAAACAGAAGAATAGAGCTTATGTTGAGTCTGGTAAAACGTCTAAAACAGGCGGAGATATTGATTACTCTAAACTCTCATTGGAAGAACTAGAGTCAATACTCCCCAAAGCTGGTCAATTTATTGATCACAAGGGCATTTTACAAAAGTAATAATTATTAGGAGAAACAACAATGGCATTAACAACCACTGGTACCCTCTCCTCAGTTGTCAAGTCTTACTATGACCGACGCTTTCTTATGAGAGCCGAAGCAGAGTTTGTCTACAAACAACTTGGACGCATTGGTGTCGTTCCAGCTAACGAAGGTAAAACTGTCGTTTGGAACCGATATACCAATCCAAGTGCTAAGACTTCAGCACTGACAGAAGGTACAGACCCAACGCCAAGCGGATTGAGCGCATCATTAGTATCCGCAACCATTAGCCAATACGGCAACTTTGAACAAGTTACCGATATTTTGAGCTTAACTGCAATTGATAATTCAATTTCATCCGCAGTTGAACTCTTGGCTTATGAAGCAGCCTTGAGCATTGACACTGTCATTCGTGACATTGCCGCCGCAACCACAAGCATTATCTACGCCTCTGGCGTTGCAAATAGAACTTCTATTTCAGCCACAGACGTTATGCAAGTTGCAGATGTTCGTAAGACTGTTCGTGAGCTGAAAAGCAACAATGCTAAACCTCAGATGAAGAGCGGCACATTTATGGCCGTCATTCACCCTGATGTTGAGTATGACTTGCAAGGTGACAGTAACTGGGTAAACGCATCCATCTATACCGAACAGGGTATTGGACAAGTTTACAACGGTGAAGTCGGTAAACTATATGGTGTTCGTTTCTTGAACACCACTCAAGCTCCTATCTTAGTGAACTCCGGTTCCTCTGATGGCGTAGAGGTTTATCAATCACTTTTCTTCGGCGAAGAAGCATTTGGAGTTTCCGAACTTCAAAACCTAACCACTTATGTGGATAGTCCTTCTCCAAGAAGTGCTCTACGAATGTACAGTGACGTTGGTTGGAAGGCTGGCTTTACCGCCAAAATTCTCAACGACAACTTCATGTATAGTGTTGAGTCTGCTGCTACACAATAAAATTTGTAGTATCATCCAATTAGGCTCCTTCGGGAGCCTTTTTGGTTGTGCTATAATAATTTTGAAAGGAACAGACACATGATTATCCCAACAAATGAGAACGTGCTTGTTAAAGGTATTAAGCGTGAGAAGATTAAAACCGACTCAGGCATTTACCTGTCAGGAGGCACAAGCCAACAGGAGGAATCCTTGAGGTATGGAGAGATATTTCACCCAGGAGCTACCGAGTATTCTAAAGGAGATAAGATCTTCTACAGTGCTTATAGTGCTGTATGGGTAAACGATGAAGCTGGTACCGAGTATCAATTACTAAGCCAACTAGATATAATGGCAAAAGATGAACCCAAGAAGGCTTGAAACACTACTGAAGCAAGCTAATCCTCGTTTTAGAGTCAGACAGCGTGGACTCAATCACATTGGAGGGATATTCTTAGGATCGTCATTCATAGCCACCTTCACAAAGGGACACATCCCACTAAATTCATATAGGTTAGTTTTCAAGAAGAAAGACACTCTAGGAGAGAAGATTATCAAACGTGGTCGTGGTGACTTACTACAGATCTTAGTTCGTCGTGGTATTTTGAAGAGGCTAGACTCAATAAGAATTAAATGGGGGATTGATGCCAAAGATTAGCTGTATTATATCAACCTATAACAGAGCAGATCATTTTTTACCAAAGGCAATAGACTCAGTTTTGTCTCAGACGTTTAAAGACTGGGAATTGGTCATTGTAGACGACTCAAGCACCGATGATACCAAAAAAGTAGTAAACTCCTATCAAGACGACCGCATTAGATACCTCAAAACCGGCTCTAATTCTGGTAGTGATACCAAGCCTAAGAACTTGGGCACCAAAGAATCCAAAGGTGAATATATTTGCTACTTAGATGACGACGTGCAGTACCGTGAACATGCTTTTGAGATTCTAGTAGCGGAATTAGATGGAAACAAAGACTTGGACATTGTTTATGGAGATATGTGGATTAAACCTCGTGAAGAGGCTGGGATAGCATTTGACTTTGATGTACAGTTTCTCATGCTTAGAAACTACATAGACACTTCAGCGGCCATGATGAGACGTGAGGCTATGTTTGAGATTGGTGGCTGGGATGAGAAGCTACCCAAGTTTGTAGATTGGAATGTATGGGTGAGGATGGCTAAGGCTGGATTAAAGTTTAAGAGGATTGAGGAGTTTACATTTGATTACTATTTACATGAAGACGCTAAGTCACAGAAAGTTAAAACAGATATGTATATGCATCCTAAGCTGGGGATGCTGTTTGTACCCACGTTTAGTCCTAGTGGATGTGAAATACGGCTGCCTTATTTAAGCAACGACGACTCCGTTTTTAAGGTGGCCATATTTACTATTCACTACAACCGATTGGATTACTCTAAGGATACTTATAGGGAGATGATGCTGACAGCAGGCTATGAGTTTGACTGGTTCTGTAGAGACAATGGAGATGATGGAACACTAGATTGGTTGATTAAAGACACCAACGCAATCATTGACCGCAAGGATGTTGGGAAGAACTTAGGTATTACCAAGTCCAGCAACAACCTTATAGAGCTTATTAAGGACACTGGAGAGTATGACATTATCATAAAAGTGGATAACGACGTTGAGTTCCAGACGTATGGATGGTTAAAAGATATTGTGGATATGTGGAAAAGAAACCACATGGCCTATATCTCACCTTATGTTGAAGGACTCTTTCACAACCCAGGCGGTGCTAGAAGGATAGGGTTTGGAATGATTGGCGATGAGTTTATTGAAGTTACCAACCACATAGGAGGAATCTTTGCCGCTATAGACGCTAAGGCTTATGACAGCTTTAGATGGGAAGACCAGATGTTACATGGCAATCAGGATGCAGAAGCTAGCATGGCTTTTAGGAAAATGGGATATATGCCCTGCTATTACCCCAAGCATAGAATCACTCACAGAGACGGCACTGAAGGACAACAACAGAAATACAAGAAATACTTTGAGAGAAGGAAAGAAGAAAAGACCACAAAGGCATGAAACAATACCCTTATGTTTTTCCCTACTTTGGCTATGATGAGACATCAGCGGGCAATGTATTGATTCATAAGTTTTGTCACTTAATTAACGAGCTTGGTGGTAAAGCCTACATGGCTACCGACATTACTCATCCAGATCTAAACACTCCTAAAATAAACAACATACAAGGCGTAGACGATAAGTGCATTGTTGTCTCTCCTGAGAACATCAATCATTTAACCTATGGCGGTGATTACATAGTTAAGTACATCCAGGCTGACTATGAGAAGATTGGTAGGGGCAAAGTTGATTTGGCTGGAGTAGATGATGTGTGGTGCTTTGCAAAGACATTGTTTCCTAAGCATTGGGGTGGAGAAGTTAAGGTTTGTCATTTTAATACCGTTGATCTTAGTTTGTTTAATGAAGACGAGAAGTTTGAGAGAAAGGGCAACATTTGTTACGTCGGTAGAATGGGCGGTAAGGTTGATACATCAATTCTAAAAGACATGAAAGACCTAACTGCAATTACCCATGATTTCCCAAAAGACAGAAAAGACCTTATTAAACTCATGCGTAGTAGTGAGTGGTGTTATATATTCTCCAATACTTCAATAGGCAGTGAAGCCATTATGTGTGGCTGCCCAGTGGTTATGCATGAGAATTTCTCAATGGCTTATGCCTTTGACGAGTATGGTGAAGACGGGAAGTTGTACGGTATGGCTATAGGTAACTCACTAGAGCAAATGGAGTGGGCTAAGAAAACAGTTAAGAAGTTTCAGGAGAAGGTTTACTGGCATGAAAGCCAAAAGGAGAAAAGAGTACTGGCCTTCATGGAAGATACTCAAAAAGGATTACATGAAAAACTACTCGGTTGAAGTTCTGGTGATGGCTCACTATGCTCAGAGAAGCGAGAACATGCTGAAGCTAATTAATGCTTTGAAGAACCAGACTTACAAACACATGTATATCACTGTCTTTGATGATGGAGAGATTGACCTAGATGTAGAAGGTGTGAACTATATTAGAACGACTGACATGTACCACATTACGGCTAGGAACAGCTTGGCTGCCATGAGTGCTGCTGACTATGTTCTTACAATAGACGATGACATGATTCCAGGTACAAGATATGTAGAGAATCTTATTAAGTATGCTCGGAATCTACCTGGTTCTATCATTGGTGTTGAGGGAGGCAGATTAGTTCCTGGAGACACCCCATATACCTCTGGAATGACAGAGAGTACTCATATAATGGTAGAGGTTGATTATCTGATTAGAAGCATGCTACTCCCTCATAAGGTTATTGGGGCTTCTGTAGATATGCACTGCCGCAATAGAGAAAAGATTGGCTCTGAGTTTATAGATGATCTGCTGTTTAGCTTGGCAAACAAATATATGTTGAAGAACACCAACTTTATTGTTCCAGCAAAGGGCGACTTTGGATATGATAATATATCTGATATGGGGGTGGGTCAATCTAAAAGCTCACAACACTACCTTACTAGAGATATGTTTTGTAAGTATATAATGGAGGAATATGCAAATATCAGTTAATTATGACGACTTCAGTCCATTAAATCACAGGTTTGATATCTTAGATCAAATCAGAGAGAGATACCCAGACTTCAAAGTTACTATGTTTACCGTTCCTTGGGAGATAAGACTATCTCCGAATACAAAGGGTACTCCTATCACAAATAGCGACTACAAGCCCTGGGTTCACAGGGTTATGGAGGCAGTAGACAATGGGTGGATGGAGATATCAATTCATGGATTAACACACGCACCTAGAGAGTTTGAAAAACTAACACATACTGAAGCTAGGAATCGTGTGCTTACAGGACAGAAGATGTTTGCAAATGTAGGTCTTGAGATCAATAATTTGTTTAAAGCACCCCAGTGGCTACTTAACGATGACGCTAAGAAGGCAATAGAGGACTTAGGATTTAAAGTAATGGAAGACGGTTACTATAACTGGAACTTAAAAGATGAAATGCCTCTTGAGAAGAATCTAATAGCACATGGTCATGTTCACGACACAATGGACAATGGTTTAGAAGAATCGTTCTTCAGACTTACTAAGGCTCCTACCGATACAGAGTGGGTGCACTTGAGGGAGATGATATGAAAATCGTGGCTTTCAGTAACGATACCGGCTCCGTACAGTGGAGGCTTAGGGGTCCAGCTAATTACATCAACTCTCTAACCGACCATGAGTTTGCTGTTGGTAGCCATAAGGACTGGGAAGAGGACACGATGGGTGCTGATGTAGTTGTAGCTGAGATGTGGCGTAATCCAAAAGGGATTGATGTTTGCCATGAGCAAGGAGCTAAAGTTGTTTACGATGCTGATGACATTATTATTGGCGTTGGTGGTAAAGACCGCAAAACTCTGATGGACTTAGACGAGAAGCAAACCAAGCAAACTATTGATACTATCGGCAAGTGTGATCTGGTTACAGTTACAACAGAGGTATTAGCAGAACACTATAGACAGTTTAATGACAACGTAATTGTCTTACCAAACTACATGGATTATCTGTGGTGGGGAAAGCCCTTAGAGTCTAGGTCTAGAGGATACTTGAGGTTGGGGTGGGCTGGTAGCTTATCTCACCGAGAAGACTTAATGATGATTGCTCCAGTGATAGAAAAGATCTGTAAGGACTATGATTTTGTTAAGTTTGTTTATTGTGGTGCAGGAGGCAAGAAGGGAATCTATGGGGAAGAGATCTTCAACAGCATTCCTTCTAACCAGAGGGAGTATGTTACCGGTGTCCCCTTAGAATACTGGCCAATCAAATCTAAGACACTAGGTTTAGATATAGCTATAGCCCCACTGTTAGATGATGAGTTTAATTCTTGCAAGAGTTCAATTAAATATTATGAGTATGCGGCCAACGGAGTGCCTGGAGTTTACAGCGACACCGTTGTATATCACGACGCTATTAAACACGGAGAAACAGGCTATTTAGCAAAGACAAAGGGAGATTGGGAGAAGTACCTAATAGAGCTGATTATGGATGAGAAGAAGAGGCAAGAGATAGCAGTTAATGCTTATAAACACGTCTTTGAGAACTATAATTTAGATGACCACTATGAGAAGTGGGTGAAAGCCTATCAAAAATGTCTGAACCAGTAGCAGTTCCCATAATACCAAGCAATGAACCGGTACCAAAAAGAGTTAGGGTTGATAGCCCATCCTCATCAGTGGTTGAGAGTCATAGCCTAGAATCTTATAGCAGTACCTACAATAAGCCCTATCCTATGGACTACTTTGGTTTAAGCGACACAGATGGTTCATCTAGTAATGTTGAATCTATCACCAAGCATTTAAGCGAGATGACTGATGGATCTATAGAGATGGTTAAGGGTGTTCTTGATGAAATAGGCAGTAAGTTAAATCTACAAGAAAATGACTCTGGAATCTTTAAGCTAAACAAGATCCTAGCGTTCTTAGGTATCAAGAGTATTCAAAACAAAGAATCAGAGATGAGTGAACAGGCCCTAAGGGATATCCAAAAGGATGTTGAGATTGCAAAGGAAGAACTAAGCATCGCTGAGAAAGCCGCCAAGATTGAACTTGAGGCAGAGAAGAGAAAGATCAAAGCAGAAAGCAATAGGAATGAACAATTAAAGAAACAAATAGCTAAAGGTCAAGACAAATTGAAAAGAATGAGGGCTAAAGTACTTGCAGATATTAAGGGAATAGTATAATATTATTCTGACGGAGCGGTCCTAGGACTGCTTATGGCATATTCACCAGCTTCCAGCACATTTCCCACAGCTAAAACTACATTCGTTGATCCTACAGCTACAAGTAGTCAAAATACGTTTGACCACGCAGGACTTGAATCAGCACAGAACGATGGTATTGAAAAACTTGAAACAGCGGTGGGTATTACCGCAAGTGCTGACACAGCATCTTTAAACTATAAACTTACCAACGCCTCACAAAGCAATCCAGGACACAAGCATACCGTAGCTGACGGAGCTACCGATGTTACCTCTAGTGCCGCGGAACTCAACCAATTAGACGGAGTAACTGTTGGAGGAACTTCAAGCGGAGACATTGTTGATTTAGATACAGCACAAACCCTAGCCACTAAAACCCTAACAAGTCCTGTATTAAACGGGACTCTTTCTGGTACGGCCTTCTTAGATCAAGATGCAATGGATGATGACAGCGCTATTGCAGTAGCTAGCCAACAATCAATTAAGGCTTATGTTGACGCCAGTGCTGGTGGATCTACAACTGGTTGGACTTCAGATAGTGATACCTGGGTATATGCTTCGGCACAGACTTTTACAATTGCAGGTAAAGACGTAACCACAACTTTTACTAAAGGGACACGGCTCATTTGGACACAAACAACTGTTAAATATGGAGTGGTGGTAGCAAGCTCATTCTCAACTGACACAACGGTTACAATAATGACCAACACCGATTACACGATTGCAAATGCTGCTATTACAGTAAATTCATACTCATATCAACAGAATCCACAAGGTTATCCAACTTGGTTTGATATTGCCGCTCCAACATGGACTGGACTAGACGATGGGGCTGGTGGACAGCCAAGTGTGTCAGTGTGTAGAGGAATGGTTAATGGGAATACTTTTGATGCTCATATTCATCTCGCCCCGACTAAAGCTGGCACAAGTAATACTTTCTATCTAGAAACAAGTGATACTGTTTTTCCAGTATGGGTTAATAGGGCTGATAGATCTGGTCTGGGCTTTGTTTATTCTCAAACATCTGGAGATAGTAATAATTTAATGACTGCATTTTCAATCGGAACAAAGATATATACCGGATATGCAATCCAGTCCAGTATTACTGACAATACAGCATGGACTCATATGACTTATAACTTGAAGTGGGAAATCTAAATGACAACATGGACCGACTCTACAAGCGTATCTACTAGCTGGACAGAACAAGATTTTGAGGACAGATCAATAATTGCCTTCAATCAAGAAGGGATTACTTTTAACTTTAACATCACTTTTAATGGAATTACCAGTTATCAAGATGCAAGCTCAGTAACAACAGATTGGACTGACGCATAGGAGAATTATGACATTAGACGAACTACTAACAGATTTAAATAACAGAATCGGCTCTACACCAGAGGTGAGTAATGCCAATATGACCACCTGGATTAATGAAGGCTTGAGAGCTTTTTGTAGAGAGCATGACTTTACTTGGTTGGAGAAGAAGGCGACCGCATCTTCAGTAGCTAGTCAGGCTGAATATGACTTACCAGATGATTATAGGAGAGCTGTTGAATTAAGGGTGGACGGAACAACATCATCACCAAATGTTTATTCATGGGTTCCTCACGAGCAGCGTGTCTTATATGACACAAGCCAAAGGATATTCTCAGAGTTTGGGGGGTCTTTTGCACTTAACCCAATTCCCTCAGCGGTTGGGACAAACAACATTGAGCTTTGGTATCTTCGTAGGCCAACCAATATGACTGTTGGGACACAGAGCCCCTCAGATGCAGCAATAGCATCAATGCCAGCAGAATATCACGAGGCTTTAGTTATCTATGCGTTTGCCATCTACAACTCTTATGACGAAGAGCATGATGAGAAGCGTGAATTAATGGGCAATCCTAGAAATCCCGTACCTGGAACTTATTACTATTATGTAAACTTAGCAATTAAAGATGATACACGCCAAAAAAGAGGTGGAAGACGTAAGTTTATGAGCTTCCAGGAGTTTGTTGGACACTCACACCCAAACCAAACACCGAGATCTAATACAGTACTAGGAAATTGATATGGCTAGAAACTTTGTCTACTATCGTAAAAGGACTTACTCAGGGGGTCAAAATGATGCTGCTGATTTAGATCAGTTGCGTGATGATGAGTCTAGAGTGGTCCAGAATGCTTATATTGGAAAAGAAGGTATCGTACAAAAGAGAAGTGGAACCACCATCTTAGGAGATGACACCGGTGATACTAAAATCACGGGATTAGATTCGTGGAAGGAGTCTGATGGGACTAAGTGGCTATTTTCAACAACTGGTACGGATCTTAGATACCTGAACTCTACTACTTGGGATACCCTAGATAATGGATTCACAACAGGATTAGATACAGAATTCGTCGTTGCTGATAATAAACTCTACATCCTTAATGGAACTGACAACATGCACAGCTATGATGGTGCATCTGTAGCTCTTAATTCAGGTCTTGTTGATATGGGGAATGCTGCTGTTCCAAAAGCTAAGTATGGAGTCTGGTGGAAGAACTACATGTTTATTTGTGGAGCTAGCGTTTTTGATGGTACTAGCTATCCCACAAGAGTATGGTTTTCTAATATTGGTGATGCAGACACTTGGACAACCGCAACTGATTACTTTGATGTAGGATTAGACGATGGCCAAGCAATTACTGGCATAGGCATTCTAGATAAGTTTTTAGTTATCTTTAAAGAGAACTCAATTTACATCCTTACAGGAGATGGTCCCAGTGCTTGGAAGCTATCTGCCACCGTAAACAACTTGGTTACTATAGCCAACGGTGTTGGTTGTGCTTCTCACCGATCAATCGTTCAGGTAAGCAATGATCTTTGGTTCATGGATCAGAATGGAAACATTAGATCTATAAGAAAGAATGAAGAGGGCGGAAATCCTCTATATGGAATCATCAGTGCTAATATTCAGGGAACTATTGATGGACTTAACAAGGGGTCTTTATCTAAGGTTGCAGGCAAGCTATTTAACAACAGGGTTTACTATGCAGCGCCCAATGGGTCATCTAGCTTTAACAACATATTAATGGTTGCTGATCTTAGGATTAGGATAGATAAACCACTTAACCCTCATCCCTGGGTAACTTATACCGGTTGGAGTCCAGGAGTTTTGGCGGTCTATTTGCCTAGCAATCAACCACAGCTCTACTATGGTGAGGGTGATGCTGATTCATTGATATATCAAGCTGAAACCGGCACAAATGATAACAGCGCGGCCATAGACTTTGACATTAAAGACAGAATGATAGACCTAAGAGATCCGGACATGAGAAAGACGGCCAGGTTTATTATCGTTACGGCAGAATCAGGGGGAGACTACAACGTCGCAGTATCTTCAAGTCTTGATGGAACCACGTTCAGCGAACATGGAAATATTAATCTTTACTCTGGAGACGTATGGAACTCTGGAACATGGGATACATCAACCTGGGGTTATGGAGTTGAAATTAAAAAGAAGTTTGCCTTACAAAGAGCAAGCGAACAGATTATGATACGTTTTAGAAATAACGCAGCAGATCAGGCAGTAACAATGAAGCCATACACTTTGGCATTCAAACCAAAGAAAATTAAATAAAGGAGATTTATGGGAGTAATAACTAAACCAAACACTTATGTAGCAGGTAGTACAATCCTAGCATCAGAAGTAAACGCTAACGAAGATACTCTATACACGTTAGTTAATGGCAATATAGAGAACGCTAATATTAAAGCAGCAGCAGCCATTGCTTATTCAAAGTTGAACCTAACCGGGGCTATTCTGGCCGCAGACTTAGCAACTGACGCAGTTGAGACAGCTAAGATTAAAGACGCCAACGTAACAACGGCAAAGATTGCAGATGATGCAGTAGATGGGGACAAACTAGCAGATGACACAGTAGATGATTCAAAACTTAATCTGACTCAAGATCAGACACGCAAGGGAAACAACGCGGCTATTACAGCTACGGCTTCTTTAGGGACTACAATCATAACTCATGCTTCCCTACCAGCAGGCAAATACATTTTCTATGGTAACTGTGCCTGTTATGTAGATACAGGAGCGGACGTTACTGGTGCTATCATTTGGGAATTAAATGATGGGTCAAGTCAAATTCATGCAGACATGCCTGGATTTAAATTTGACAGCGCAAGTGGTGCGCAAACTGAATGGTCTGGAGCTGGATTTATAACTGTTAACACACTTAGTGGTACTACCACTGTAAACTTAGCGGCTTACAAAAAGGGTGGAATCACTAATGGTAATTATTCAGGAGCCACAATGTTTGGCTACATCAGAATAGCTTAAAGGAGAATATATGGCATCAGTTGACGAACAAATTAGAGCACTAGATAGTCAGGCCGCTGATGAGATCAATAAATATATTGATGAACTCAAGGGCGAGGCTCAAGGTGACTTTGATTTTATTACTAAGTTTTTAAAGAGGCAATTTGAGACTGCTTTAGGAACTGACAATCAAGCCAGAGCTGAGTTCTTTTCTAAGGTTGCCAACCAGTTGGAAAAACGCATTGGGAGAATTCCCTTTGACTTTGATCTTAAAACTGGCAGAGAGAAGGTAGATATTGCCAACTTCTTGAGAAGACAAGACATAGAAGACACCGACCTACGGGCCAGAGAAGCGGAGTTTGAGCAACAACAAGAATTTGCAACCGGCATAGAGACTGAACAACGCAAAGAAGAGTTTGGGGCTAGAGGACTTTTAGACTCAGGGCTTCAGGTTAAGCGCAGACAACAGCAAGAAGAGGCAAGGAAACTAAGCACTGATCCTATTCGTAGGGCGTTTGATCTTGAGAGAACTCGTAGAACAGAGCAATCAAAAGAAGCTCAACTACAAAGCGGGCGCAGACTAGAAGATATCCAAACAGGAGCTAGAAGAGGTGCAGAAGATGTACAGTTTGGATTTGATAAGGGTAGCGAGGCAGCTCAGTTAGACTTTGAAAAGAGACTGTCTGCTATTGAAAGAACTGGAGCTTCTGAGAGAAGAAACGTACTATCTCTACTAACACAAGAAGAATTATTAAAGAAACAACTAGGACAATTCGGATAATGACAGACCTACCAAGTTTTACCAGAGATCTAGAACAATTCAGGCAAGAGTCCGATATATCTGGAGTGGGACAGCGACCAATTAATGCCGCTACCCCAATTTTAGATCCTTCCGTAAAAGAAACTCCAGAGATTGAACAACAGGAAATTAGCGCACCATCATTTGCTGATGATATAGCTAGTTTTAACAAGGAAACTATTGATGTAGGGAGCCAGGCAAAAGAAGTTGCTTCTAGAGTTAATACGCTGAATGTTGAATTAATTAACAAACAGGAAGAAGCTGCTAAAAAAGAACAAGAAAAGGAGCCTTACGATCCTACTGGCAAGACTCCAGAACAGATTATGGCTGAAACAGGTCAGCAGTCTTTACTAGATGACTTAGGAAAAAAGGGCATTGATGTTAATCAGTTAGCTCAATCTAGACAAATGGAGCGCAAGGGGATTGACGCGGTACAGCTAGAGAGAGTTAACCAATTAGTTAGTCAGGGACTTTCAGAAAAAGAGGCTTTTTACAACGTAGCCATAGAAGGCAACGTAGAAGAGGATATCCCTGGATTAAAACTCTTTGAGGGCGACTTTGATATTAGCCAACAGTTTAACAACTTTAACCCATCGCTCTACAAAGGCATTACTGCCGACAGTAGACACAAGGGCTTAGATGTTGCTGTTCCTAAAAACACTGAACTAAAGGCCCCTGTATCAGGAGAAGTTAGATTGGGATTTGACCAGAATGGCTACGGTAGAAACGTTGTTATAATAGATGAGTTGGGAAACAGCCATAGAATTTCACACATGGACTCGTTTAGCCCACAAGCTGTCACAGCAGCTAATGAAGGCAAAAAGATAGGAGCAGGACAATCAATAGGATTAAGTGGAGGCAAAGGAAGATTTGCAGGAAACTCCACTGGCTATCACACTGATATATCGGTTAGAAACAGCAGGGGTCAATTTGTGAACCCATTATCATTATCAGTTTATAGTCAATTATTTTAAGGAGAATATATGGTATTAGATACACCACCGCAGGCACAAGCAGGAGATGAATTAGCAAGACAACTACAGTCAAGTTTACAAGCTCAGCTTTCTTTGGCAGAGGACTTTCAAAGCAGAGCACAAGAGAGGTTTCCAGAACTTCAAAAAAGAACTAATGAAGTTCAAGCATTTGCAAGAGGAACGGATCCAGGACAAGGAGCTTCTAGTGTAGAAGCACTACGCAACTTAGGAGAAAGAGTATCTGGGGAAGCCCCCAGTGCCTTATTAACAGCTTCTTCTGGATTGGGTAGAGCACTACAAACCGGATTGGATGAAACAGTAGCTGCTGAAAGAAGAGGGTTTCAAGAAACTCAAAGCGACAACGTAATAAACATAATAAGCAAAATGATTTCCCTCAAAGAGAGACAGGATGAAGCGGTAAGACAATCTGTTAAGGATGGATTCAAGGTTACTGCAGATGGAACTATAGAGCCATTGAGCGAGCAAGAGTTTGCTCAAAGAGAGTTAGTTGGGGAAGATGCAGTTGCAGAAGTTATTAAGCAAGGTGGAAGTGACTTGGTAAGAAAAGGCGGTACTAAAGACGAGAGGTATGCGATTGCAGAATCAATTCTCCGGTCTGGAGGTATTCAACAATACAAACAACAAATTCCATTGATTGAACTCATAACAAATTCAGAAGAAAAAGATATTAAAACTCAAACAGACTTACTTCAACTGATTGATCAGGGAGTTGCTTTGTTTTCAGGTACAGATGTGAAAACAGGAACTGGTCCATTTGCGGCATTAATCCCAGGCTTTTTAGCTGGTGAGAAAACAAGATCTCTAAGGAGAGTAGTTGAAAACGTTAAGGCTCAATATGCAAAAATTATATCTGGAGCAACGGTTTCAGATAGAGAAATGAGCAGACTAGAGAAGTTCTTGCCAACATCTGGAAAGACAGAGACTGAAAACCTAGAGGATTTAAAACAACTATCTAAAGATCTTATGATTAACCAATTAATTTTTGAAAAGGGTAAACGAGAAGGATTGACTGCTAACCAGGCGTACAGCGAGTACGGTCAAGAGATTTTTGATCAATTTGAAGGAACTGGGGCGGGATCATCAAATCAAGATAATGACAAAATATTAGAAGAAATGGGGTTCTAAATATGCCAACAGATAAAAGATTATTATTACAACAAGCTAAAGAGAGAAACCCCAACCTTACAAGAGAAGAGGCTTCCTTTATTTTAAAACAAGCAGACTTTAAATCAGAGCCAACTGGATTTCAGAAGGTAGCTAAGAAAGTTTCTAAGGCTGCACCAACGGCAGGAGCTATTCTAGGAGGAATTGCTGGATCAATACTCGGAGCACCAAGTGGACCAGGAGCCATCGTAACCGGTGCTGCTGGATCAGCTGTTGGAACTGCTGCTGGATTAGGAGTTGGTGAAACTCTAGAAGATGCTTTTAAAATTCAAGATGAAACAGCAAGTGAAAGAGCTGTTGAACTTGTAAAAGAACCAGCTATAGCCGGATTATTTGATTTACTTACAGCAGGTACTTTAAGGATAGCTGGTAAGACACTAGGACCAGTAGGACGCGCTTTAAAGGGAGCTGCTAAAGGAGCTGGTAGGGTGTTTGTTCCTAAAAATGCAAGCACTAAGGCTTTTAGTTCAATATTCAAAACAAGTAGTCGCGTTGCGTCTGAGCTGAAACCAGATGAGGTGGCTAGTGAAATGGTCAAACATGGATTCACTGGAGATCTAGATGATCTTGCAAAGATTGCAGACGACGTAAGTGGAGCTGAAGGACAAATTAGCAGAATAACTAGAAATGCAGTTGGTAAGATAGGGAAGAACATTGATATTGGAGATGCATTGACTGCCACGGGTAAAGCTGCTGACGACGCTGTTAATCTAGACGCCAAAACACTGAAAAACGTTCAGGTTGGTATAAACAACATCTTGAGCAAAAACATTGGTGGCACAAAAAGCGTTACTGGGATTAATCCACTAGACGCTTTAGATTCCCAAAGAACTTTGGAGAGGATAGGATATGGTCTTCTAAACAAGGCTTCTAGAAGTGCTGACGGACTCTCTGCTGAAGTGTTAGAGCAACAAGCTAAAATCTATCTAAGCACTGCTGATGAGGTAGCAAATGCCATTGATAAGGCAACCAAAGGGGCCATAGTTGATAGTTTTAAAACATCTCAAATAATAGATTCTCTAAACGCTATCTCTCCAAGATTAGCAAATCAATTCAAGGCTGCTAAAACTATCCCGGAGATCAGATCAATAGCAAAGCCATTTGTGAGAATGTCTAAACTAATTGAAGCTACTAAGGCTTACTCTAGCTCAGCTTTCATAGAAGGATTAAAAGGAAGAGGAATTGGAGACGTAGCGGTTGGTGCAATTACTAGACCAGAAGCAGCTACATCGTTTGCGGTAGCCGGAAAAGAATTGGCTGAGAGCATTCCTGGAAGAGCTGCCAAAGGTGCAGTTGAATTAACTGGTAGAGCTGCAGAAGCAGTTTTGTCACCGAGCACAGCTAGGATGTTAGTTCAATTGGGGTTAATACCAAGTAGAGAAGAATAGTTATCTACCACCAAACATGGCGCCAGATAAAAATATTAAAAATAAAACTAAAACTATAATACCGATCATAAAGGACATTATAACATGGCAACACAAACAGCGACCGAATTAACAATACAAAGACTGAAAAACGAGTCTTCAGACAAGTCAGTTTCACCTGTAATTCCCAGAGAAGGAATGATGGGGAGAGCGTCTGCTGGTACTTGGCATAATGTGTTAGTAGACACAGATGGTAAGTTACAAACTGCTGCCGTTTCCTCAAGTAAGGGATTACAATTTGATACTGATTCTGGAGTATCCACCACCTTCTATTTAGGCACAGCAGCTACAGGAACAGCTACATCAGCGGCAAGTTGGGCTATTCAAAAAATAACCACAGCCTCTGGTGTTCAGATGCTATGGGCTGATGGCAATTCAACAGAAGATAATATTTGGGATAACAGAGAGTCTTTATCATATTCATAAGGAGAATTTATGTCAGATTTTGAAATAGTACACATAGCAAACGCTGCAGACATTGGTCTAGCAGGGCCGACTGGCTATACCGGGTATACCGGTTTTACGGGTCCAGCGGGTTCAGCTTCATCAACTGGAGCAACAGGCTATACCGGTTACACTGGCTACACTGGTGATACTGGTGCGGCATCAACCGTCACTGGTCCCACAGGCTATACTGGCTATACCGGGGATACTGGTGCTGCCTCAACAGTAACGGGTCCTACTGGATATACAGGATACACGGGATATACGGGGGATACTGGCGCAGCTAGCACGGTTACTGGCCCCACCGGTTACACAGGTTATACCGGTGATACAGGAGCAGCTTCTACTGTAACTGGACCTACAGGTTATACGGGTTACACAGGGGATACTGGTGCTGCAAGTACTGTTACAGGACCAACGGGATACACTGGTTATACGGGATACACTGGAGCCGCAGGAGCGGTTGGAGCCACCGGTTACACTGGGTACACGGGTTATACCGGAGCAGCAGCAACTGGAAAGATTTGGTTATCCTCAGCAGGTGGATGGCCTTCAACCACCTCTGGAGCAGGTGGACCTACTAAGACAGAATATGGAACCAATGATGTTGATATGCAGTCTCTTGATTTTGATACTGCAACAGATGAATACGCTCAATGGACTTTAGCTATGCCTTCAGATTGGGATGCTGGAACTATAACTGCAGTCTTTTACTGGACAGCAGCTAGTGGCTCAGGAACAGTCAAGTTTTATATGCAAGGAAGGTCTTATGCAGACAGCGATGCAATAGACCAAGCATTTGGAACGGCTGTAGGTATAGAAGATACCTTAATAACAGCAGCAGACGTACACATATCAAGCGCAACAGCAGCAATTACCATCACAGGAGCAACAGCGTCAGAGCTAGTTCAAATAAGAGTTTATAGGGATGTATCAGAGGATACTCTCGGGGTAGATGCCAACTTATTTGGTGCAATGGTCACCTTTACAAGGACTTAAATATGCACATAAAAATTGAACCATCGGGATGTTGTGAACTAAAAGGTTTAGTGCAAATAAGAACCTGTTTTTATCTTGAACCAGGTGAAGTTGGATATGATGAGTTTGTTTACCAGTCACCTATTATCCCAGAGGGGGGTTACACTGGTGGGGTTGATGATGCTGGAAATCCAACTGATATTGAGGATTATAATGAGTGGCTTGCTGGCCTAGATACTGAGCAAAAAGTTAACCCATTTCATAACCACTTTATATATGTTCCACACACATCTAGTGATGAGGAGATCTTAGATAAAGCAGAGGCGTTTGCAAGGGAGGCCTATGTTTTACACTCAAACAATCAGTTGATGGACATGAAAAACAAAGATGTTGTTTTCCCAGATGTAATTGATAAAGAATCTTGTGATGCTAGAGTTGATGAATTAATAGCAACTAACCCCTCAAGAACAAAGGAGACATCATCATGGCTTTAATTGATGTAGGGCTGGCTGCGATTGATAGAGCTAGTATTTGGCAAAACCCAACCTATACACTAATAAATAAGGATAACTCTGCCGATGGCACTGGAACGCTAACCTCTGTTGAAATATGGGCTAATGTAACCACAACTGGGACTGTAGTCGCAACCTTTTTCGGTTCTAGCACAACTTATACTAGTAGGGCTGGCACAACTATTGGTGCGGTAACTGCTGGGTCAAAACAAACCTTTTCTGGATTGAGCATTCCAGTTGAAACAGGCGACCTAATAGGTATGTATGTAGGGTCTGCGGGCAAGATGGAGATGGGTACTGCGGGTACAACAGGTATGTATTACAAGTCTGGCAATAATATTACTGAAGCTGAGGTATCTGGCTACACTGACTATAGTTATGGTTTCAGTCTCTATGGCACAGGAGCAACTGCCGCAGCCGGTGGTAGAAACCCAGCAACAATATTTGGTAATTATGCAATGGTATAGCAATTATGAAAGACATATCGGTAGTTCTTATTGCCAAAAACGAGGAGAAGACTCTCCCCAGACTCCTAGAGTCATTAAAGGGCATTAACGATATTGTCTTAGTAGATACTGGATCCACAGACAACACGGTCAAGATTGCTAGAGATGCCGGTTGTAATGTTGAGGAGGTTGGAGACAGATTTAAGATAGGCCCCACTCAAGAACAAATAGATAGTTGGAAGAAAGACTACGGCATGGAGCCTAGCTTTAAGTTGGGAGAGAAATACTTTCATTATGCCAACGCCAGAAACTATGCGGCCTCATTAGCTAAGAACGATTGGGTCTTTAGTGCTGATTGTGACGAGGCGATAGATTGGGACTTAGATAAGGTTAGAGAAGCCATCCAAGATGAAGACCATTTAACTTACAGGTTTTGCTATACACACAACCCAGATGGGAGTTGTGCCTTAGAGTTTCAGCAGTGCAAGATGTACCGCAAGTCTAAACTTAAATGGACTAAGTGGATCCATGAGGTTTTAACTGAAATTGAGCCATGCAAACCTCCTAAGTATTGTGACTTTATTTATCACAACCACTGGCAGAACCCAGAGAGTAAGAGAGGACACTACCTACCAGGCTTAGAACTATCCGTGCTAGATCAACCAAATGATGACAGGAATGTTTATTATTTAGGCCGTGAGTATCTATGGAGCAAGAAGTACCAGGAGGCGATTGTATTCTTAGAGAAGGCTTCTGAGTTATCACAATGGATGCCAGAGAAAAGCCAAGCTCATGTTTTTATGGGAGAGGCTTATGAACACCTGGGAGATATCAATAAAGCTATAGATTGTTATTTAAAGGCCATATCTGTTTACGGGCTAAGACGAGAGCCGTACTGGAGCTTAGGACAAGCCTATGAAAAGCTAAAGAGGCCAAGCGAAGCTAAGGTATGGTATCAGGCGGCTTTAGGTGTTGAATATAATCCACAAGGCTATTTAACTGAAATGACATATTATGAGTGGAGAATACCAGATCAACTAGCCACTCTTTCAAGCGATAAAGAAGAATGCAAGAAGTGGTGGGTAGAATCGTTAAAACACAATCCAGACAAAAGAATTCTAAACAACGTTAAGTATTTCTATGACACACCACTAATCTCAATCATTGTACCGGTGGTGCGTAAAGAAGGATTTAAGAGACTGACTGAATCAATCAAAGAGAACACCGTCTATCCTAACTATGAGATTATTTGCAGAGATGAGGATGGCACAGCCATCAAGAAGTTCAACGATGGTGTTAGGGAGTCTAAGGGCGAGTTTATTGTTTTCTTAGCAGATGACACTGAGGTAATGTTGGGGTGGCTAACTCAAGCATTTGTACACTTTAAAGAGAATCTTCATGGTAAGGGGATAGTCGTATTAAACGATGAGGGATGGAAGGAAAGCATTGCCCATCACTTTCTAATTTCTAGAAACTGTTTAGACGATCTTGAGAACAACGAGATATTTTACAGAGGATACAACCACTGTGGCGTTGATGTAGAACTAGCAGCTCAAATGAAGAAGCGGGGTCTCTATACTTACTGCAAGGATGCCGGGCTGAAGCACTATCACTATTGTCTATCTACTAGGGGAGTTGAACCCAACAAAAGAGATGGGTGGTATAAAAAGGTAGACGCCTGGAGAGAAGACGATAAGAAGCTTCTAGATGAAAGACTGGAAAAGATATGACTAATAGTGACACACTTAAATACCGAGTAGAGCAGCTAGAAAAGAAATATGACTCTTTAGATAATAAGTTAGATAAGATCATGACCAACCATTTACCTCATATTGAACTAGAGTTAGTTAAATTTGGAACTAAACAAAAAGTGTATACTGCTCTTAACATAGGAGCTATTATAGTAGGTATATTGGCAACTAAATTCTTATGAGAACACGCAGCCTAACAGATATATTATCAAGTGTTATTTTAATAATCATGATTACTTGTCTTGGGATACTAATTTTTCTCTTAGCTTTTCCTTATAAAGTAATTGAGTTTAAATCAGTTACTCCATTGAAAGAAAGTTACAAAGCAGGGGAGGTGTTTGATTTAGAAATAAGTTATTGTAAATATTTGCCGTTAAGTGCAAGAATGACCAGGCAATTTATAGATGGTGTTATTTATACCTTACCGGAGATAATTTCAGGAAACGCCCCAAGTGGTTGTGGAACAAATATAGCTAAAGATATTAATATTCCATTAGAATTAACTCCAGGAACTTACTATTACAAACAAACAATGACCTACAAAGTAAATCCCATTAGGGAGGTGGTGGTGGAGTTTCAAACACCAACATTTGAGGTAATAAAATGAATTACCCAGTAAAGAAAGTCTATGTAACTCAGAAGTGGGGTGTTAATGCCTCAATATATGCCAGGTTTGGTTTTAAAGGACACAATGGAGTTGATTTCAGACTATTTAACGAGAACGGAGTTAAGGCATCTACTTGCTTATTGTTTGCTCCTCATGATGGAGTTGTAAAAGAAAGACGTTATGACGCTAACGGTTATGGCAATTACCTCAAGATAGAGTCGTCTAAAGAGGGCTCAGTACTAGGACACTTAAAAGAATTTAAAGTAAATATTAACAAACAGGTCAAAGAAGGAGATCTGATCGGAATTTGTAACAACACCGGATGGAGTAGTGGACCACATTTACACTGGGGCTACTATAGAAATCCAAGAAACAGATCTAATGGTTATGGAGGTACCATTGATCCTACTCCTTATATAAAACCTTCAACTACTATGACAAACAAACTACTAGAACACATGGAAGTTAAATCAGAGGATGAAGGCATCCAGGTATGGGATAAAGAGACAGCTTTCTTAGAAAGTGAGCGAAAAAAAAATAGGGGACTCTCAGAAGAAGTTGAAAGACTCAAAGCAGACAACTCAGAATACTACGCACAAGCCGAGCTTCGGAAAAAGGATCTTCAGAAGTTTCTTGAAGCACTTGCTAAAAAGCTGTTCTTACCTGCTAAAAGCGATCAAACGGACATTCTTGGCTCTATTGAGAGACTACTAAAAGTAGAAGATCAATTAACTGATGCTAACAAGACCATTTCCAAGAAAGAGGCTGAGTTTGCTAAGAAAGAGGTGGAATGGAAAACAGAGATTGATGAACTTAAATCAATGTTAGAGAAGGCTAATAATCGGATAGATAAATTAGAGCAGGATATGGAGGCTGGTAATGAAGAAAAAGCCTCTTTTAACCTATTTCGTGAGCTTGTAAGGCGTATTAGTGAATTAATGAAAGGTAAAAAATGAAAAGACTAACACCAAAAGCAAAAGAGAAGTTTTTTAAGAATCTCTTAAAGTTTACTGCACCAGGATTGGCTGCCGTATTTGGACAACTAGCACTAGGTGCTGATTGGAAAACAGCAGGTATTACTGGGTTGTTGGTAACCTATGGAGTAGCCAGTGACTTCTTTAGTAAAGTGAAATGAAACGAAAAAGCAAAGAATGCCCTAAGTGTAAAGCTAAGTATCAAACTTGGGTTGAATTAGATGGGCCGCATGAATGTTTTAACGAGTTTGGATTTACAGACTATGGCATCCCTATCTATGTAGAGACTTGTACTGCTTGTAGGCAGGAAAAAGATCTAGTTGACAACAGGTAGTCTGAGTTGATATTCTAGACATAGGTTTAGACACAATCTCGTTTTTTGTTCTGACTGGGGCAGTCTAAACCTTAGTCACAGTCGGAGCAGAACACGGGATTTTTTTATGCCCAAATCACAACAGCAAAAGTTACAAGCAATCATAGAGTATGCGGTGAAGCAGGGATATAAACCGTCTTTTATTCCAGACTGGAAAAACTTAGAGGTAATTAAGTTGTCTAACGAGTGGATTTTAGATAACGATGGAATAATTAGAGCTTCTATTAATGGGATTCTCTTTTCTCATAAATTTTCTAAGGCTATGTTTCCAGATTGTGATTGTGAGAAAGAACATCCACAGCAAGATATTTATCATCCCCCATTATCAAAATGGAAAATGCACTTGAGTAATGCCGTGCTTAGCAAAGACCCAATCCAATACTACTATGACTACATTAAGGGGATAGAATGACAGATAAAGATAGATGGTACATAAAAATGAAATTGAAGATAGCAGCACTAAGAGGAATGGCTAGAGGACTAAATAGCTCAGAGGAAAACCTTGATAGACTAGAAGAAAAACTAGAAGAAACTAAACCAGAAACAAGCTAAGTAGACTTGTTGCAGATTAACATTGAGTGTTTTGTGCGGGATGCAGCTGGAGAAAGAGTGGTAGGACACTGCGCGAAAGCGAACCAGTAGGAGTGCAAATCTCAGTGCCGCACCAAGCACTTAATAGAACTTTAACATCGGATATTTTGTGGGTATGAGGAATAGGCTCAAACTCTAGTAGATATATTAGACGTTAAGGAGGACGCGAACCCAGCGGAGGATATAACGCAGATCGGACTGCGAGGGTAGTACAACGAATTGCCTCATACCTACTAAGTATCTGATTGCTCATTAACAGAAGATTGAGAGTGTGGATGGCGGAATAGGTAGACGCTAGTTTGGAGTTAGATTGTTTGTATCGTGTCTTAATGCTAGAACTTCAGCAGTCCAAACAATCATGCAAGGTGACTATACGAGTCGGAAACCTACAGAAGTGATTCGTTCACGGTTAAACAGATAATCTCGGCAAATCCTTGCTCCACACTCTTAGTCTTTTGACTAATTAACATAATACCGACTGGAGTTTAAACTGCTGAGGTCGGTTCACAGAAAAGGAAGCAGGCTTACAAGATTGATGAGTCTAGCAGCATCTAGAATGGCGTCTTGCATAAGTAATTGTACGAAAGCGGGTAGATGTACCTTATAAAGATTGGAGGACTACCCCCCCAAGATTGAAAAACTATCTTGGTTGCTTTGACCCGATTAGTAATGTGATCGGCTATGCAGAAGTAATCTTTAAACGGAGTACCTTAGATATTCTAGTGGCGTTTGCATTAACCTTTGGGTTAAACCATAAACTATAAGGTAACAATTTAAATAGCATGAAGTAAAGCACGATGTGCTATAATAACAATATTGCAACATAATACCGAGACGGAAGTTAAAAACCCATCCCTGGGTTGCAATAAGTAATGTTTAGTAAAGAAAGGTAAAGTCATGTCAAAAGACTTCCAACCAGCGACGTTAGAAAACGTCAACCATGAACAAATAGAGAGTGTTTTTAATACTCTTGTAGGTCAATCTATGGAGCTTATAGAAGCTATAGGATTGTCCGAAAAACAAGAAAAGGCTTTTAAGGCTCAATTAAAGCGACTAATTTATACTTCATTAGATGATGTATTTAATATTGAGTTTGATGTTGATTCAACTAGTTATGCTGGAATTCACGACAATGTCAATAATAGCTAGTAGATATTTCCCTCTACCTCCAAAACCAATAAAAGATAAAAAGATTAAGAAGTTTAGAAGATGTATTTTATGTAACTGTAAAAAGGATGATTATTGGAAAGTATGTAAAAAATGTGCAAAATTAAAAGAGGGTAAGAGATTTATAAAACGACTTTGGAAAAGAAAAAAAAGAAAAGAGTAAACAATGAACAAACTAATAGATCAGATATTAGAGAGGGTAAAAGAAAGATTTTCAGAAAACACTGGTGATAGGGATGGCTATTATGTTGATGAAAATGTGAGAATACCAGACATTCAACAATTCCTCAAAACAGAACTAGAGGATTTAATAGAAAAGGTGAGGGAGGAAAGCAAGTGGGAAGGTAAAAATGAATACTATTTTAATAGTCCAGAATATCTCACAAAAAGAGCACATCAATTAGCTTGCACCGTCTCACAGCGTTGGAATGAAAACAACTATAACAACAGTAGGAAGAGTTTTATTGAAGAAATGACCAGGCTTTCAAATGAGCTTGTGTCGGTAACGAAAAAAATAAGAAATACAAAAGAATTAGAAAAATAAACAAAGGTAAATCTAATATGAATAAGACTAAGAAATGGAACATTAGTTGCTTAATTTGCAAGGAAGAAGCCGATGTAATTAATTGTGGATTTTCTCTTTGTGAAGAACACAATAAAAAGTTTAAGATGGGCTTCGGTAAAACCATCGCTATAATGAAAGAAGAAAATGAACAAAACCAACCCAGAAAGTAGACCAATAAAAAAATATCAAGTTTGGCAAAGAGAACATAGTAGCACTTGGTATTTCAATGAGTTTGATTCGTTGAAAGAAGCCATAGAGTCTGAAAGATATGGTGATTTTTTTATTACTGCATTAGTTAATTACGAAGTTAAGGAGAGAAATGAATAAGACTAATTGGAGAGAAGCATTTGAAGAATTAGTAAGAAAGGGAGAGTTTTCTTATTATCCTGGTGAGGGATTGAAGGAATTAAATAGAGAAAACCTGTTTAACTTCATAGAATCTCTCCTACAAGAACAGAAGGCAGAACTAAGAGATAAGGTGTCGGGGATGAGTTGCGATTTATGCGGTGAAGAAAATAAGATGTGGGATAATAAGTTAGAGAAGATGATCCCTTGCGATGGATTTAAGCACAAAGTCTTATCATTAATAAACAAGGAGAAGAAATGAAAAAAACATTAAAACTACTGTTTGTTAATCCAGATACAACTGTGATTAGTACTCTGGATTCTGCAATAGAGGGTTTTGCTATTAAAGTAGTTGCCGAGCACAATCTTAAACAGGCATACATTGTTGATACAGGAATAGAAGTAGAGTCAGATAAAAATAAAAAGTAATGTTTACTTACTACCCATCCACGAGCTTCACAGGTTGGAATCTAGGCTTAGAGAACTACAGTATCTACATAGGAGTCCCTAAGAAGTACCTCTTTGCTAAACAGGGATATCCTAGAAGGATTCAGGTAGAATATAATGGCGATACTCGGATAGTAAGCATAGAAGATCAGGCCTTAGAGAAGGAACAGATCCAACAACTAGACACACCAATGCCGCACATATTAATCTACTTCAAGTGGGAGGATAGAGATGAAAATAGCATTTGACGTAGACGACACACTCATCATTCCAAGCGTTGCAACTGGTTTGGACATTGATACGCCAAACTATGACACCATCGCCTTATATAGGTTGTTTCAGTCTCAAGGCAACTACATGATTATCTGGTCTGGTTCTGGTATGGACTGGGCTGCTAGGTGGGGTGAGAAGCTAGGATTGCAACCAGATGAGATTAGACCAAAGGAGAAGTCGGATGATGTAGACATCGCTTTTGATGATTGTGATGTAGACCTGGCAAAAGTAAATATAAAAGTGAGAAGATTAAATAACACCATAAGTAGGAAAGACTGGAATAAAAACAGTAAATGAACCAACTTGAAAAACACTTAGAGAAACTACGCCAGGATTGGAAACGCTATCCCTCTCGTAGAAAAGCAATAGAGATAATAGCTAAGAACTTAAAGAAGAAGCAACCAAGAAAACTTATAGACGATGTAAAGGAAACGCTGCTATAATGACTACAGCCGCCGCAGGTTCTCTCCAGATACTTCAGGCGGCTTCTAAAGAAGGGCGATTCGGGCAGGGTCGTCCTTTTTTATTGGCTTAAACTGCTATTGACAGTTGTAAACATATACCTTATACTACAATTAGTAATAAACATAAAAGGAGAGAACTTATGTCAATACCTATGAACGGAGACTGCTACCAAGACTTTAATAAAGTAGAGACTGCTGAACCAGACGATACTTGTTATGAGGACTGGAAGTTTGAGCAAGAATACGAACCAGTAATAGCTACAATTTATGGGGAGGACTGCTAATGAAAACTCAACTAGAAATAGCCATTGAAAACCTAGATGAAGCGTTAGACTCATTTGATAGCGAAGTAGATAAGATTAAGAGCTTAGTAGCATCTTCTCTAATTTATTTAAGAGAATACAAGCACTATGAAGAAAGGAATGAATAATGTCTATATCAAGATGCCAATATTGTGACACAACTTACGATCAAGATTTTAACGCAGAGCATGAGGAAGAGTGCGAGATGGAAACTCAGGAAGAACACGAAGAAGTTTGTGAAGGATGGTTATTAGATAAATAGGAGAAATTATGAGAGATTTTACTAGAAAACAACTCAAAGAAATGAGCAGAACAAAGCTAGTTGATATTGCATATAAAGCTATTCAAAAACAACGCCGCATGAATAGAGTTATGTTTTATGATGTTCCAAAA